ACGGATATCGTGGTTGAAAAGATTACTATATTTAAAACGCATGATCCAGAAGGTGATGGAGTAGATATTACTGATCTAGTCCATTCTATCGATATTAACGAAGCGATCTATACACCAACACTTACAGGTGTAATGCTTGTTGCGGACGGCGCTGGTCTACTTACTGAGCTGCCTATTGTTGGCCAAGAAAAAATTAATTTTACTGTAGTTCGCGCCGGACCAACTGGATATGAAAAAGAGTTTAGTTTTCGAGTAAGAGCAATTGAAAACGTCACACGAGAAAATGATTTTACAAATGTTTATCAGCTAAGACTTGTGGAGGAAGCTTATTTTTGGAATGCTCTTGAACCTATTTCTCAATCGTTTAAAGGTTCAATTGATACGATTATAACTGAAATTACAGAACAATATTTACGTACGAAAATCACAACGGAAAAAACAGCTGGTGCTTTTCAATGTATCATACCTACGTGGTCAGCTTATACAACTATGCAATGGTTGGTTAGAAGAGCTCGGACAGAACAAAACGATCCATTCTTTCTTTATAACACTTTACATGACGGAATGTTTCTTTCATCTTCAAGATCTCTATATGAGGCAGAACCATTAAACAACAGGACAATATACACTCAAAAAGAATCAATTCCTAAGAGTAAAGCAGAAGCGGAAGCTTCAGAGGCAGAAGCTGTAGAAGACAAGCTCGATATGTCAATGGTGTTTGAATCTGTAGCTAATACACCAGTTACTAAACAATTGCTAAACGGTGTCTATGGCAGAAAGTATACCCGTGTTGATATATTAAATAAACAAATCGATACACTTGTTTGGAATTATGATGAGCAATTTGATAGTCTTCCAAAACTATCAAAAAATAGCATTATATCAGATAAACTCAAATATGATGATCAAGCGCTTGCAAGCTATTCAAGAGATGATATTGTATATGCTTACTCATCGGGTGCATTTGAAGCACCATCTCATATGTCGTATAATGAAGATGTGTTGAATACTACACCTTTTAGAAATGCAGTTCATCAAACACTTGGCAACTATGTTTATAAACTAGCATTGCCAGGAGATAAAAATATTCAGGTCGGTAAAGTAATTAATCTTTTTGCTCTTAAGAATAAGATTGTAACTGCTGACACTCAAGCAGATGTACAGGATAAAAGAAGATCTGGTAAACACATAATCACTGCAGTCAAACATAGGTTTTATTTATTGAAAAACCAGTATACGCAGATGATCGAAATTAATAGAGATACTATGGAAGTGAAACACAATGAGTTCAATTAGCGGAACCTTTAATTGGTTTATGGGAATTGTGGAAGACCGCAATGATCCTAAAAGATTAGGCAGACTAAAAGTACGAGTTTTTGGTGAACATACCGCCGATAAAACAAAGATACCTACCGAGGATTTACCATGGGCTCAAATTATGATGCCTGCTACAGCCGGCTCATTAGGTGGAGTTGGACCTAGCCCAACAGGAATACTACAAGGTTCATGGGTTGTTGGTTTTTATATTGACGGTGAATCAAAACAAGTTCCACTAGTAATTGGTACTATTCACGGGGAAGCTGGACCAACCGGAAACCCAGGCTCAGGTTTTACTGATTCACAAGGGGTTAATCCTCAAAGATCTGAAGACACAGATGTTTCTTATGCTGCATCAGAAGATTTTGAAAGATCAACAGCATATATCAGTAAGTCAGATTCAAGGGTAGTAAAAGTTGATACTGCTATTCCAGATAAAGTTACGTCTCTTGTACAAGATGAACCAGATGCTTATTATACTCGAGCGCAATGGGATATGCCTTTACCTCTTGGAGGCCAAGAGCCAAGTTACCCACATAATAAAGTAAATCAAACTGAGTCAGGACATTTAATTGAAATTGACGACACGCCAGGCGCAGAAAGACTTGCCACGTATCATAAAAGCGGTACTTACCATGAGATACTTGAAGACGGCACAGAAGCAGTAACTATTCAAGGTGAAAAATATACAGCTGTATTCAGTAATGATAATATTTATGTAAGAGGAAACGTTAATATGACAGTTGACGGTGACCTTAGACATTTGATTAAAGGTAACTATCATCTTGAAGTTGTAGGTAATAAAACAGAACTTATTCGAGGATCTCGTCAATCCTCAATTGCAAAATCAGAACATATCGAAATAGGCCAAGATTTTGGTTGTAATGTAACAGAAAAATATCTGCAAAGAATTGGTGGAGATGAAACAAGAATTGTTGACAAGAATAGAGATACAACGATCGGCGGAACGGAAGACTTGACGATCACAGCTGGCTTGAGCTTAATCAGCCTAAATAAGATTAATATGTTTGCAAGCGCTCAAGGATTTGAGCTTTCAACGACTGGCCACTTAAAAGCGTCATCTAAAACAAACATGAATCTCGAAACAAAAGCAAACTTGAACACAGTAGTTGAAGGAAACACGGAAAATAATGTCGGCGGCACATACACTGATAATGTTACAGGCAATATTGATATTAACGGTGCTAGGATTGATCTAAACTAATGGCAGTACAACCGGTATCAAGGCAAGGAGACACGTTAAGCACAGGCCACCTCTGTGATGCTACTACAACTTTGGCTGCACCGGGTCAAGGAACTGTTTTTGCTGAAGGTGCATTGATTGCAAGAATTGGCGACCCAACAGTAGTTCATGATTTACCCAATCCATCACCACCTCCAGCATGTATTCCACACACAGCAACTGTAGGATCTGGTTCTCCTACTGTATACGTAGCTGGAATCAAAGCTGCTTTTATTACTGCAGCTGCCGATGCTGGCGCCATGACAAGTGGTGCACCGACCGTTTTTGTAGCTACGGCTAAGAGTGCTGTTACAGCTAAGCTTGGTGTGACGGTGTTTACACCAAATGTAGGTACACCGGCTGAGATTGAAGCATTTTCACAGGAGGCTTATGCAGGTATTGAGGTTGAAGAGGCTGCACTTGGCGTAGATGTTGCAAATAGTAACGACCTTGGTGAATACGGTGATGGCGGTATTGCATCGGCCAGATTTAGTAATACAAGTCCTACTAACAATGTTGCAGGTGTTCAAAATACGGAAGTCGCGGCTGGTGGCACAAGCCCAAGTACTTTCCCAGCTGGTTCAGGAAGTGCATTAAACTTCCTACCCCATACGGATCCTAGAGTGGATCCAAGGGTTATTGATTTTGCTCAGGCTACAGCAGCTGCATTAGGACTAACACTTACTATTACGAGTGCATATAGATCGCCAGAATATAATGCCAGCGTTGGCGGTGCAAGAAATAGTATGCATGTCCAAGGGTTGGCGATTGACGTAGTTCAAACTGGCTTGACAGATGCACAAAGGCAAGCATTTATTCAGCAAGCATATAACGCAGGATTTAGAGGATTTGGCATATATAACACATTTACACATGTTGATATTGGAGCTACAAGAGCATGGGGCTCAGGAGGCAGCCGACGAGACTTGCCTAAATATCCATGGGCTCAGGCAACATTAGGAGCATTGGGGTACGCAACGTCATGACACTACAGTGTGGAAATAGTGCAGCAGTAGATGCACTAAACTCAAAAAGAGATGAAATTAAGAACGCGCTTGCACAAGGCAAAGACGCTCTGGCTGATCTCGAATCAAAGGCAGCCGAGGCTTTATCTGCTATTGAAGGCGTAAAAGTGCCAATTCCAGAGATACCACTACCAAACCTACAAGAAGATATTAACTCGGTTGTGACAAGCTTGACCTCAGGAATTGATATCGCAAATCCATTGTCTGGTGCTTCAGCGCTGACAAGCTTGCCGGGAAAGATCGCAGAATTTACATCAACTTGGTCAGGTGTTTTACCGGCTGATGAGGTGCAATCTTACATTGACACAATGACAAGTACTGTTACCAATGCAGTTACTGACCCAACATCCTTGCTTGATTTTGATCCATGTAAACAGTTTCCAAATAAGATTATCGAAACTGCTGCAGATGGAACACAGAAAGAAGTAGTAAAAGCAAAAGGTGTAGAAACGCCTACTGTAAATGCCGTAAAGCCAGAAGAATCTGCGCCGCCGGCTCCTACGCCTCAGGTGTTTTTACAAGAACAACCGGATCAAAAACCATCAGAAGCTTCTCCTTCAGGATATACTAGAAGTTCAGTTCTGCAAGACTGGAAAGCAGTGATTGACCCTATTAGAACACGTAGAAAAGAACATTTCATCAAAGCAAAGAGTGACGCTAAAGACGCAATAAGAGCATATAGGAGTGCTAATGATGCCGTGCGTAAGACTATTATGGCCATGATGAAGTCTACTGGCAAAAAGCCTGCACAGCTGTCAGAAGAAAATAAATTTAATGAAGATCAGCAAAAATATTGGGAAGAATTTAGTGACTTAAAATTCAAGTTTCAACTTGTAGGAGTAAGACAATCAAACTATATATTAGTTGAAATGTGTTTTATAGAATATCTAATGGAAGAAATGACCGAAGATGAGTGGACTGAACTCAAGAAAAAATATCAAGAAAAAAGCCCAGAAGATCAAGCACTATGGGAACAGGCCGAGGCAGAATTGACAGCTGGAAAAGCTGCAGTTGTTGCTTGGCAAGATTATTTAAACGTAAAAGGCGGTTATCAGAAGCCAAAAAGCAAAGTTGAATCAAGAAGTTCACTAGCTTCCTAGTAAAAGAGTATAAATAGTAGCATGGCAAGAACACAAACAAAAAGTGATGACGCATTAGGCTCCAAGATTCGAGCTCGAAATAATCTATACACTGATTTCGATTTCAACTTTATAGCAAATCCTAATAATGGCGATGTTAGTAAAAAGGTTGATACTGAAGCAGTCAAGCAAAGTGTTCGCAATCTAATTTTAACAAATAGAGGGGAGAGACCTTTTCAGCCTTTCTTAGGATCAAACGTCAGAGGACTTCTCTTTGAGCTCGGTGACCCTTTTACTGCGCTCGAATTACAAAAAGAAATAACAAATACGATCGAGAATTTTGAACCAAGGGTGGAACTTATAGATGTCAGAGTAACAGACGAGCTCGACAATAACAGATTTAAGATTCAAATTTACTTCGCAATCGTATCAACGGGTCAACAAGAAAACGTTGACTTTTACCTAGAGAGAATTAAGTAATGGCAACCACAGTTTCAAAGAATAGGCTTAATGTCACTGAACTTGATTATGATCAGATCAGGACAAATCTTAAAACATTCTTACAAGGACAGACCGAGCTAGTTGACTATGACTTCGAAGGAAGTGCACTGTCAACCATCATCGACGTTCTTGCATATAACAGCTTTTATAACGCATTCAACGCCAACGTTCAAGCTAACGAACTTTACCTCGACACAGCTCAAGTAAGAAACAACGTTGTCAGCCATGCTAAATCCCTTGGCTATGTGCCAAGATCACGTACGTCTTCATTTGCAGATATTGATGTCACAGTTAATACTCCTTCTGGAACACCTTCCTCTCTCACGGTTTCAAGAGGAACAAAGTTTAGTACTACAATTAATAACAAAAAATACGGATTTGTGAACCTTACGGCATCTACGATTACACCAACTCAAGCTGGTGTATATAAGTTTTCAAGCCTAAGAATTAATCAGGGAACTCTTAAAACCTTTACCTACGTAGTTGATAATAGCGATACAAGACAAAAATATGAGATTCCTGATACCAATATTGATACAGCATCAATGGTAGTTAAAGTATTTCCTAATGCAGCATCCTCAGATTCAGCAATTTATTCTCTTGTTACGAATATTGTTAACGTATCTGGCTCCTCTGAAGTTTACTTCTTGCAAGAAGGCCTAGACGGTAAATATGAAATCTATTTTGGAGATAACGCATTCGGTAAAAAGCTTGCGGCCGGAAATGTTATTTCAGTTGAATACCTAGTTACTGACGGTGTAGATGCTAACAACGCTACATCATTTACTCTTGAAGGAAATATTGAAGGAAACACAAACGTCACAATGGCTCTAGTAAATAAAGCTGCTGGTGGCGCAACGAGAGAAGATATTGAATCAATTAGATTTAATGCGCCACTGTCATATCTGTCTCAAAACAGAGTGGTGACAGCCGATGACTACGTTACTATTATTAAGAATCAGTATGCGAATGCTGAAACAGTATCTGTATGGGGAGGAGAAGAAAACGACCCGCCAGAATACGGTAAAGTTTTCGTATCAGTTAAACCAAAAAATGCAGAAACTCTTACAGTATCTGAAAAAGCTTTTATTAAAGATTCGATTCTAAAGCCAAAGAACATTGTTTCGATTACACCTGAGTTGGTTGATCCAACATTCCTTTATATTAAGCTCAATTGCTTTGTAAAGTATGATCCTAACTTGACATCTCTTACTGCCGGTGAACTTACACAGAAAGTAAGAAGCGTTATTTCGACATATAACGATACCAACCTTAAAA